ACATCATTAGTTAAGCCAACAGTAAAATCTACATTGTTATAAATTATAACTGCATTGTCAGATACGTTTGCTCTTAATGGTGGTTCAAATGTTAATGTTCCTGCACCAGAACCATTTGAATTAACATCTGCTACGCACATATAAACTTTGTTCTGTCCAGTAAATCTAAAATAATCTCCAGCTTTTAAAACACCAGATGTGCTATTTGCCATACCATCTATTGTGCAAGATGTAGCACCAGCACTTATAGCACCTGCAACAGATATAACTCCTGAAGCAACACCATTAGTTGAAGCCATTGTAGCTGGTGTATATTGGAAAGATTCTAATTGTGATCTTTGTTTCATTATGAAAGCTAAAATAGGTGCAAATTCTGATCTAGTCATAACAGGAAATACAAGAGTTAATGCAAATCTTTGACCATCTATTTGTCTTGCTTGTCGTCTGCCAGATGCAGTTGTAGAAACAATAGTATTTTGTTGTAATCTTATAGATACTGATTGAGTTGTTGGTGTTGAAGGGAAAGTGCCACTCATTATACTAAACTAGATTTTCCTTTCGCATTTAAAGCTTGGTTCATAATATTTACAATAGTTGATCTATTATTTAATAGCAATTCTTTTACACCTCTTACATCTGTAGCAACAATAGTAAAATTATAATTATTAGCACCTGTTCCTAAGTCTTGATTTGGTACAATAGTTCCATCTGTAGAAGGTATAAATAATTCTCTACCACGTTCTCCAACTGTTATAGGTTGTCCAGCAGATACAGCACCACCTTCAGCAAATCCAAATATGCTAGAACCGATATTAAGTAAATCACCAAAGCCAAAACCACCACCACCACCACCACTGCCATATTGTGCTTGTGCCGCTCTTGCACCTGCAATACCATTTTCTAATATTAATTGAGATTGTAATAAACTATTTTGTTTTTGCATTTCTCTAGTTTTATCTTCTTCTAAAGCTTTTCTTAATTTGTCTAATGCAAATAATGATAATCTAATTAATTGTTCTTCAATTAATTTTTCAATTATATTAACTAATACTCTTTGTGCTAGTTCTCTAAATGATTCTGTTAATTTTTTACCAAGAACAATAGATTCAGCGATTGCTCTTGATACATTTTTAATACCACTTACAACTCCTTCTGCTATTATTTTATTTATGCTTTGTAATTGAACAGTAAATGCAGTTAAAGATACTGTTAGTTGAGAAAAAACTTCATCTATTAATGTATTTGGTTTAGGCACTACTGGTGCATTTGGTGCAACAACTGGTTTACCACCTTTTCCTATTGCTTCTTCATAACCTTTTTTTGCTTTTTTATAAGCATCTACACCTTTTCCAATGGCATCTGATACTTTGCCAAGTCCAGTACCTATAACACCAAGAAATTTAACTAAATCAGAATTTTTTATAAGATCAATTATATCTTTAAGTATTAAAAATGTTTGTGCTAAAACTTTATTTAAACCAGTATCTCCAAGTGAAGCTAATAATTTTTCTGCGGCATTTTTTACATCATCAAAAGTTGTAGATAAGTTCTTAGCATTTGCGGCTTCAGTTCCACCAAATGCTTTTCCTAAAGATTGTCTTAATAAGTCTAATACTAGTCTTGTGCCATTGATACTTTTTAAATATTCTTCTACTTGGTCTCTACTTAAACCAAATTGTTCCCTTAATAGTTTAAATACTGGTATTCCTTCGCTTTCCAATCTCTTAAATTGAAGCAATCCCATTCCACCTTCAGTACCTTTAGTAAATAATAAAATTAAAGCATTTAATGTTTCTAATGGTTGTCTTGTAGCTGAAGCTGTATCTGTAAATGTTTTTAATAATTCTTCTGTTGGATTAATGCCTGATCTATAAAGTAAAATAAAAGCATTAGATAAATCTTTAATATTAAACCTAGATGTTTCAGAAAACTTATTTAAGAAATCAAATGCTCTACTACCTTGTTGTGCTGAACCAGTTACCTGATTTAATGCAACCTTTATATCTTGGAAGGCACTTAAAATATTAAAAGTACCTCTAAGAACTTCTACTGTTATAAATGTTTTTAAAACATTGGAAAATGTAAAGAAACTTTCAGATACTTCTTTAGTTTGTTTGTCTAAACCTTTTAATTGATTTTTAACATCAGCAAGTGCTTTTGTAGCATTATCTATTGCATCAATTCTTATTCTTAACTGCTGATCTGCCATTATAAAGTTTCTCTTTTTCTGCCTTCACTTTAAAGTAAGCTATCCAATAATAAAATTCATCTTGTGTCATAAGACAAATTTCTTCCATACTTTTATTTAATTCCTGACCAAGAGCAAGTATAGAATATAACTCCGTATCAGATCTTACTTTTTTTCAGCTTCCTCGTAAGAAACACCATTCAACATTTCAGTTGCTACTTTAGCTATAACATTTGCATCAGCATTATTCAATAATACTTGTTTGTCATCTAGCTTAAATATTTTATTACCTTCTCCATCTCTAGCTTTTAAAACGATTGCATCTACTAATACACCAATGTCATCATTCTTAGCACCTTTAAATAGGTTTCTTTTCTCAGCTAATACCTCAATCTTTTTAATGCCTAAAGATTCAAATTGTGCCTTCACTCTATCTATTACGTTCATATCTTCCTTTTCTAATTAATAATTAATTACGCAGTTCCTTCAGTTAAAGTACCTGTTCCTGTAAATGTAACTTCAGCTTCTACCATTCCGTCAAAAGATGCAGAAATGTTTTTACCAGTGATAATTGCATCACCATAGTAATATGTATCGCCAGAAGAAGCACCTTCAGGGTAAACTTTAATTGCTACAGATGTTCCGATTATTAAAGCATCTTGACCTGTGTCAGTTTCATCAAAAAATAATGATGCTGAACCAGACCATGCTTTTAAACCAGCTTTGTAAGTTCTTGTACTATCTCCCATTGAAGTATCTTCAATAGTGTCAGCAGTTTGATCTAATGTGTAGCTTCTTAATTCGCCTACAGTATTAGCACCAACTTTCATAGTTCCTTCTGAACCAGTATGAGTTGCCATGTTGTTCTCCTTGTTTAGTTAATGTTAAGGTGTGCCAGATGTGTATTGGTACATAACTCGCACCACCATTCTGATACCACCTATTGGAAATAAAACACCTTCATCAGTAGAAACTTCTACTACTTGAGTTTGTTTAGCATATCCACCTCGTGTTCTATCAGAATTTAGTCTAGTTTCAATCGTAGAGATTAACTCATTACGTTTTGTATCAATATTTGATGTTGTTCCTTTTACATATCCAACAATTACAAAGTCAGCAGTTGCTTGTCTTGTGATTGTGCTTGAAGTCATTGTTTCATCTGATCTTACTTCGTTTCCTGATTGTACGAAACAAGCTGGATATTGTTGTTCAGATAATTCATCAACATTAAAAGGTTCTCTAGTAACCTTCTTTAAAGTTATTGGAGATGTGCCAGTTGAAATTGCTGTTACTATATTAGATGCTATATCTTCTCGTTTACTCATATCTTACTAAGTTTTTTATATGTTTGCATAAATACATTCATTACTGGTTGAATCTCTCTTGCACCAATAGCAAAGAATTTACGTTTCTTTTGATTACCTAAAGCTTTAACATTTTGGAATTTATTTGCAAAATAAATAATAGCTTGTGTTGGTTGTGATCTTTGAGTTATGTTTGATAACATTTGACCAGAAAAATTAAGATCAGGATATTGTGTTTGTCGTCCAGCTTGTTGTCTAAATGTTTTATAAGCTTCTGTGTATGGTGGGAATGAATTACCATCTGCATTAATACCTCTTGCAGTTCTTTGTTTGATTAGACCCATTAAGAACTCAGCAGTTCTACCTAATGCAGTCTTAACTATTAGAGGTTGTTCTCTTACTTGTTTTTCAAAGTTTCTAGCAACTTGTAAAGAATTATCTTCAACAGTAATCTTCATCTAATTAGTTTAAGTCTATGATAAGGTGCTTTTTCAGCATCTTGAACTGTGTTGCTATCGTCGGCATCATATTCAACACCATCTCTTAGTATAGATTCAAATTCATCAGCATACATTTGTTTATAATGTTTCATCATAACTTGGAATCTATCTAGGTTATCGTTTGAGTTAAATTTAGTTAATTGTGGACAAGCATAAAAACCTATTACTCTAAATACACTTAGTCTTTTAAACTGTGAATCAGTTAATAATGTTCCGTCCATTTCAGTTGTGTTTAGTATTGCTATATCTCTATAAGTTTCTTTTGAGTAAACTGGAAACCATCTTATTCTTAAATCTCTTTCAATATCTTCTCTTGCTAGTGCGTGGTAATTTGTAAATGCTGATATTCCAAATGTTAAAATATCTGGTTGGTAAAATGTTAAATCTGAATCGCTTGAAAAATTTGCCATAGTTATATTTAGTTGGTGGGGCTTTTACACCCCACCGATTTATTAATTAAAGAGCAGTATCAACTTTAACTGTTACTCCGTAAGTATCTTTTAAAATACCTTGACCAACAGTGATAGAAGCTACGATCTCAGTTGCTCTTAGAGAAGCATCTCTTTGAGTTTCAACTTTGAAATCTTCTTTTAATGCCAATCCGATAGATTGTGGGTGAAATACTCCACCGAATGAATCGTCATAAGCATCAATAGCGATATTTGCGTTTTCAAAAATATCAATACCAGCAATTCTACCGATATATCCATTTCTTAAAGCTTCATCTCCAACTTGAGAAATCGCACCACCAGTAGCATTAGCATAAGCTGGTTGTGTTAAAGTTTTCTTTAGGTTGAAAGTAGCTTTTGGGTGAAACACAGCATAATAAGGTGCAGGTACATTTGCACTTCTTAAAATAGCTTGTGCTTTGAAAAGCAATTCTGCTGTTAATTCTGTTCCAGCACCACCTTGATCGTTTGCAGATGCAAAGTCATCAAGTA